CGAAAGCACCGAGAAGCGAGGGCGCCCCAGCAAGTACGATCCTGCCTATTGTGAGCAGATCGTCGACTTCTGCTCCGAAGGGTATTCGATCACGGCCTTCGCTGGATCCATCCGCGTTGCCCGGGATACGATCAGCGAATGGGCGACGGTGCATCCAGAATTTTCCGCAGCCGTAAAAAGCGCGAAGGCCGCAGCGTCGTTATGGTGGGAGCAAAAAGGTCGCCGGGTTGCTGAGACAGGAGGCGGTCCCGGTACTGCGACGATGATCATCTTCAACCTAAAGAACACAGCGCCGGACGATTATCGCGAGCGCGTGGCTCACGAGCATTCTGGGCCAAACGGTGCACCGATCAAGACGATCACCACGGCCATGACACCGAAGGAAGCGGCGGAAGCCTATGCCGCCACCCTCAACGACAGCGGCGAGTAATTGGCCTCCGAACTACGTTGAGGCCTTTGCTTGGCGTCAGGGGCAAGTTCAGAAGCTCCGGTCCAAGCCTGAGATGGCCGCTGGCGCTAAGGAGTTCTACCGCACCCGGCCGGTCGAGTTCATCAACCACTGGTGTACGACTTACGACCCGCGCGTCTCGGGGACGGACCTGCCAGCGCGGATGCCGTTCATCCTGTTCCCTCGACAGGCCGAGTGCGTCAGGTTTTTGCGGGGGCTGATAGAGGCCGAAGAGAGCGGTCTAGTTGAGAAGGCCCGCGATGTTGGTCTGACGTGGTTGTGCTGCGCCTTCTCCGTGTGGCTGTGGCTGTTCTGGCCTGGCGCTGCGATCGGGTGGGGCTCCCGCAAGGAGCAGTTGGTCGATCGGATCGGCGATCCCGACAGCATCTTTGAGAAGATGCGGATCATCGTTCGGGGGCTGCCTCGGGAGTTCTGGCCGGTCGGCTTCAAGCCCGACGACCACATGACCTACATGAGGCTGGTGAACCCTGAGAACGGGGCCAGCATCACGGGCGAGGCCGGCGACAACATCGGCCGCGGCGGCCGAAAGCTCATCTACTTCAAGGACGAAAGCGCCCACTACGAGCGGCCCGAGAAGATCGAGGCCGCGCTCGCGGACAATACCCGCGTTCAGGTGGACATCTCGTCGGTCAACGGACTCGGCAACGTCTTCCATCGGAGGCGTGAGGCCGGCGTCGAGTGGACCGGCGGCGAAATCGCCAAGGGCGCCACGAACGTCTTCGTGATGGACTGGCGGGACCACCCGGCCAAGTCGCAAGAATGGTACGATGCGCGGCGACGGAAGGCGGAGGCGGATGGCCTCTTGCACGTCTTCGCCCAAGAGGTGGACCGAAACTACTCGGCGTCGGTTGAAGGCGTCATCATCCCAGCAGATTGGGTGAGAGCAGCTATCGACGCGCATACGGCGCTCGGCTTCGACGATGCCGGAGGCTGGGTCGCCGGTTTGGACGTGGCGGACAGTGGTGGCGACCGGAACGCGCTGGCGAAGCGCAAGGGCGTCATCCTCAAGTCGGTCCAGGAATGGGGCGAGCGCGACACCAGCACCACGGCTCGCCGGGCGATCGACGGATGTAGCTGCGTTGGGCTGATTGATCTGCAGTACGATAGCATCGGCGTCGGCTCGGGCGTGAAGGGCGAGACGAACCGGCTTGCGGATGAGAATTTGCTGCCGGCGGGCCTGAAGCTACAGCCCTGGAATGCCGCAGCGGCGCCGCTGAAGCCCGACGAACCGATTGAGCCTTCTCCACCCGGGCAGCCTAAGGCCCCGCTCAACAAGGACTTCTACGGGAACCTCAAGGCTCAAGCATGGTGGCAGCTACGTCGGCGCTTTGAGCGCACGTGGCGTGCCCGCAATGAGCCGGGGTTCACGTGGAATGCCGCGGACCTGATCAGCTTGCCCTCCGATCTGCCGCTCATCCGGCAAATCGAGAAGGAACTGAGCCAGCCGACAGCCCGGAAAGACGGTCGCATGCGGCTCATCGTCGACAAGATGCCGGGGGGCACGCGCTCTCCGAACCTCGCGGATGCGATCGTGATGGCCTACTGGCCCGCGAAGTCGGCCTCGGGCTACGACCTCTCAGCGCTCGCCTGAGCATCATCGCATGTGGATGATGGACCGCCTCACCAACCTCATCACGGGGTTGGGAACAGGGAAGGACAAGGGCACCGCCGCCCGGTTCCGCTTCAACCCGATCGGGCCGGGTGAACTGACAGCGGCCTACCGCTCATCTTGGCTTCCGCGCAAGGTCATCGACATCCCGGCTGCGGACATGACCCGCGCTTGGCGGTCATGGCAGGCTGAGGAAGACCAGATTGAGCTGATCGAGGCCACTGAGAAGCGCCTCAAGCTGCAGTCGAAAGTCAAGCTCGCGAAGCAGTGGGCTCGTCTCTATGGCGGCGCCGGCATCTACATCGGCACGAACGACATCGACCTCTCGCAGGAACTGATCCCCGAGCGGGTCGGCCGAGACGGCATCACCTACCTGCACGTTATGACCCGTTGGGAATTGGCGGCGCAGGATCTGATCCTTGATCCGCTTTCGCCCTACTTCGGCGAGCCAAGCTTCTACAGCCTCGGCGCAGGCGACCGGGCCGGCATCACGATCCACCCATCACGCATCATCCGGTTCGTCGGGCGGCCGATCCCGCGGTTCGCGGCCGGCGCCGAGCGCTGGGGCGATAGCGAGCTTCAGGTGATCGACGATGCGCTGAAACAGGCAGGTGTCTCGCTCGCGCAGGTGGCCACGCTGTTCAACGAGGCCAAGACAGACATCATCTCCGTCCCGGGTCTGACGAGCATTCTCGCCACGCAGGAAGGCACGGACAGGCTCACAAGCCGGTTCGCCAACGCCGCCCTGCTCAAGAGCGCGCACAACGTGCTGCTGCTCCAAGGCGGCGATGAGGCCTCGGCCGAGAAGTGGGAGACCCGGCAGATTGATTTCGCGGGCTTCCCGCCGATCCTGCAACTCTATCTCAAGGTCGCAGCCGGTGCCGCCGATATCCCGGTCACCCGTCTGCTGAACGACTCGCCCTCCGGCATGCAGTCTACCGGCGACAGCGACACAACCAACTATTACGACCGCCTCGCCGCCGAGCAGCATACGGACCTGTCGCCTGAGCTTGAGCGCGGCGACGAGATGATCATCCGCTCGGCGCTAGGCCAGCGGCCGCCGGAGGTGCACTACAACTGGAACCCGCTCTGGCAGATGAGCGATGCCCAGAAGGCCGATATTCGCCTGAAGCGTGCTCAGACGACCCAGATTTACGCCGGCATGGGCCTCGTCCCCGATGAGGTGTTGGAGCAGGGTGTTCGAAACGCCTTGATCGAGAGCGGCGAGTTCCCTGGCATCGAAGCGGCCTATGCCGACTATGACGCCAAGGTCGAAGCCGGCGAGATAGATCCGGACGGTGGCGATGAGCCGACAGAGCCGCCCGCAATGCGTAGTGTGGCGGCGCTTCTGGCCGAAGCGGGGCAGAGGCAGCTAGGCGGGCCGCAGGGTACTGGCCCTGCGACGCGGGCACCAGCAGATGCGCGGGACGTATAGCCT